AAGAGGTGGCCCATGCCTGACGACCGCATCGCCGAAATTCTGGCGCAGCAAGGCGTCATGCTGGCGAAAATCGACGAGCACCTGGCGCAGCAAGACGCCATCCTCGCCCAGATGGACACCCGGACACGGCAAATGGCCGCGCTGCTCGTGTCCGTCGATGAGCGCCACACGCTGCAGACAGACGTGCTGGCCAAAATGAGCGAGAACCAGGTCCGCCTGGCCGATGTGCTGACGGAGATCGTCAACCGGCTTCGGCAACCGCCAACCGCCAACGGGCACTAGGAGCCCGCTACCATGACACCAGCGATCATGGAAGAACTCTGGGAATACAGTCCAGTCAAAGGCTCCTCACTGTTGCTCCTGCTCGCCATTGCCCGCCATGCCAACCGCGATGGCACCGGGGCCTATCCCTCGCTCGCCACACTGAAGCGCCTCACGCGCCTCTCGCATAGCCAGGTCTGCCTCCTCCTCAGGCAGCTTGTTGAGGAGGGACACCTGGCCGTCACGCATGGGGGAGGATCGGGCGGCACGAACGCCTATACCATTCTGCGGACCTGGGACACACAGGGTAATGCGAAAATCGGACATGCGAAAGTAGCACATCCGAAATCCGCACATGCGATAGCACATCCGAAAATCGGACATAACCAAGAACCAAAAGAAAGAGAAAAGATCTCTGTCTCAAAATCGGATGTCCGAAATTCGGATATGCCAAGATCGGATACTACAGGGCAGGTCATCACGGAAAAAGCGCATCAGTGGCTGCAGACCGACGGCAGCGGCGTCGATCCTACGCATGACTTCTATCAGGCGCTTGCTGGTCTACCACCCGCAGACGCACCAGCCTCGCAACCAGAGCCAGATTCCCCTGCTCGCGAGAAGAAGCCTCGTGCCCCAGCCCTCTACTTCCAGGGCACGCTGTGCCCGCGCGCCCATGACGACGGGACCGGGCACACGCTGCGGCGCGTATCCAACGGCAATTGTACCGAGTGTGATGTGGAGCGCACCCGCGCCAAGCGCCAGGCAGCGGCAGCGGCCAGGGCGCAGGCGCCCAAGCCAGCCCGACAGGTGATCGACCTGGCCGCCCACCGCCAGGCGCAGGGGGGCTAGGGGGCGGCGCCTACCGCCCCTGCTTCTCTTTGCTCACCAGCCGCCCATCTTCGAAGTATAGCACCGTGCGCAGCGTGTACCCGTCGCTGGCGTATACCCAGGCGCTCCGCGTCTTTTCGCGCAATTCCACACCGCCACCGGTGCGGCGTACGGGCACGAAGGTCTTGGCGTCCTCAACAATGCGATCTGGATGGCCAAGCTTGGCGAGGACCTCGCGTTCACTACTGCCGATCTCCAACATGCCGAATGTCCGGGTATCGACCGGGCCGCCTGACGTCTCGCCCACTTCTGCTGAGCGAGGCGTTGACGGGGGCGTTTCAGGGGCTTGCGCTGGTGCCTGCGCCTTTACAGGATGGCCAACATACCGGCTGCCAGGTCCTGGGGAGATGATGGCCGGCTCATCGGCACCCTCGCAGGGCCTATTTTGGTAATGCTGCCGTCCAGCAGCGTCAGGACATTTGTAGACATCCGCGCTGGCCAGCCCTGCCAGGCTCAGGGCCAGCGTCAACGTGAGGGTCGCTAGGGGGGTACGCATACGTCGTTCTTTCGTCTCTCGGGGGTGATTAATTGAAGTAATGTTGTCTCTGGTACATCGTATCGGCACCGGTGCACGCCAGCACTATCAGGCGAACCCTGATTTGCCTGTCGGTCTTTCCCTGACGCGCGCCGGCGGCGCGGCGGCCCCGGTGCGCTCACGCCGCGGGGTGTCGCCAGGGGCAATACGTGCCGTCAGCCATTTTTTTCGTGCAATACCACGTGCCCGGCGCTTTCGTCGACTCCTTGCCCGGGCCGTGATGGGGGCACGTCGGCTTCCCCGGCGCGCTCGCGGCCGGCGCGCCCTGGGCGCTCGTCGCCTGCGCGGTCTGCGGGAAGCGCGCCAGCAGCCGCTCCAGGCGCGCCGCGAGGCGGTCCTCACACTGATCTCTGAGTGTCCACTGCACGTCCGCGCCGCCTATGAAAAGCCGCACGTTGACGCTCGCGGGGGCTTCCGGCAGCGCGGCGGGTGCGCCCTGCGCCGGCGCGGCGGAGGGGGCGGCGGCGAGGAGCTCGCTTGAGCGGCGGTATATCGCCAGGCTTAAGCGGTGCTTACACAGCCCTTGTGGCGCGTGCGTGACACCCATGCAGGTACAGTGGCCGTTGCACACATACCACGTCGTGCCGTCGGACGAGAGCACCTGGCCGTGCCTGCCGTCCTCGTCCATCCACACGTGAGCGCCCAGCACGAGCGCCGTGGCGCGCTGCACGTTGCCGTGCAGGGAAACGGGTAACTTCGCTTGCGCCAGGCCAGAGACGTGCTGCACGGCCTGAGCGAAGGTGGTGATCTGTTCCTCCTCTCCTAGGGTCAACTCCATGACGACTGCTCCCTCTGGTACACGTCCACCGCCAGCCGCCAGGTGCGCTCCTGCACGCGGGCGATGCGGTTGGCAACGTTCTTGTTGCGGGCCATGATGCGGTACGTGACCGCCTGGCCCTGATAGATGAAAGTATAAAAGTAGGTACGCATCGTCAGCCAGCCAGGATGAGGCTATGCGCGCTGAGAAACGCCTCGACCGTCTGCGGCACGTCCTCCCAGCGCTGGCGCCGGTCGCTTTGAAACTGCATGAGCGTCCAGGTGCCGGCGTCCTCCACGATACAGTAGTCGTCGCCCCCGATGCTGACGAGCCATTCGCGGTAGCCCGCGCTCTCGTTGTCGAGGGGCACGACCTGCGTGCCCTCGTGAGACTGGGCCGCGGGGCCGACCGCCGCACGCCCGCCGTAGCCACACACCAGCGCCGCCAGGCCGCCCGCCGCCTCTTCCTCGGCGCGCTTCGCGTCTGCGGTGGCGCGGTGGCCGCCCAGGACCAGGCCCTGGGAAGCCGTCGTGGTCGTGTAATACGCCTCCGCCTGCTGGGAAGGGGAGAAGCGAGAAGCGAGAAGCAAGGAGCACGAATCGGGATCCGGACTTCCTGCTTCCTGCTTCCTGCTTCCTGCTCCTCCCCCTGCTTCCTGCACCAGGCAGACCGCAAACCGGTGCTTGCAGCGTCCTGCAGGCGCGCGGGGAAAGTCCGGGCAATCGCACACGCCGTCTGCCACCGCGTACACCACCTCTGTGTCTGAGCAGCTCTGCACGCTCGCCGTGCCGCCCTCGTGGAGCGTGACGCCGCCGTTCAGCGCGATCACGAGCGCGCGGTCGATCCGCGCCGCCTCGCCGGCGTAGCGCGTGCGGGCCTGCGCCGCCGCCTGGCGCAGGGCGGTGTCACGCTGGAGGGCCTGGCGCAGGCGCTCGGTGTACTGGACGGTGCTTTCGTGCTGTGGTACCTTCGCCATGGTTCATCTCCTTTATACGGGGTGAGGGACTCGGGGGCGGTGCGGAACTTTCCACGGTGTCGCACCGCCCTTTGTGCTGCAGCATCGCAGCGTCTACATATCTTATCGACACATTTCAAAAAAACTTAAGACTTTTCTTTCTATGAATGCCCGTTATGGGCGTCGCCACCTTCCTGGCGCTGGAGGAGTTGGACGACGATCTCGTTCAACGCCATCACGCGCGTCATCAGGCCTTCGAGGAGTTGCATGCGCTCGGCATGCTGCAAGGCGAATGCTTCCAATCGCCCGATACGGTCTTCATGATCATCCAGGGTCGGCATCGTCGTCTCCTCTCGGGGTTGCGCTGCGCTGCATCGTGCAGCGTGTAGAGATATCTTATCGGATATTTTACAGCATCCTTTAACATCTAACCACCCATATGGGCACATTATTCAGCTTTTCTTGAAATTATTTCTAGGATTAGATATGTTTTAGGAAGAAAGGGGGTGTGCTATGGAGGTTCGACAAGCGCTGGCACATCGCTTGCGCCGGCGCCGTATGGCCCTCGGGCTCTCGCTCACCGATCTCTCTGAGCACACGCACATCCCGCTCCAAGTCCTCAGCCGCCTCGAACATGGGCGCCAATCGCTGTATATAGAACGCCTGGCGGACCTCGCGCGGTTTCTTGGGGTCACGACTGATTATCTTTTGGGACTTTCAGACAAGGATGGGACTGATAGCAGAACGAAAGGAACGTAGGTGGACCGCGACGAACACGACAGCCTGCTGCGCAGCCTCGTCACGATTGCTGCGCACCAGATCACCATCATTGACGATATCCGAAGCACGCTCGGTGAGATGCGCGCCTTCAACCGACAGCAAGTGGCCATCAATGCCGAAATGCTCGCCCAGGGCGAGCGCTTAGAGCGCATCCTCGAGCGCATGATCCCACCCAGCCCGAACGGGCACCAGGACTAGGAGACCGCGACGGATGGACAGCCACGAGTATGACGCCATCCTGCGCTCACTCGCCGCGACGATGGCGAAGCAAGACACGATTAACGACGATATGCGCGCCTTTATGGCGCAGCAGACGGTGATGAACGCCACCATGCAGGCGTTTATGCTGCGCGTGGAAACGACCATGGGCCGCGTCGAGACGACGCTCGCCAGCGTGGACACGACGCTCCAGGCCGCCACGCGGGTGCTTGAAAGCCTGTTGCCGCGCCAGCCGAACGGGCATCCTTCCCCCTAGGAGCGCGCGATGCCTTCGACCCATACCACTCCAGCACATCTCTCCGTTGCCGGTCTCAAAGCCCGGGGCTGGACGGACGCCCTCATCCGCGACCTGCTCGGAGAGCCGGACCGCCTGGTGGACAACCCGCACTACCGCCGCGCCGCGAAGGTGCGCCTGTACGCCGTCGCGCGTGTCGAGGCCGTGGAAGCGTCTCCCGCCTGGCAGGACACGCAGGACGCGCGTCACGCCCGCAAAGCCGCCGCACAGCGCGCCACGGAGACGAAACGCCAGGCGCTGCTTAAGGCCATCGAGGCCCTGGAGATCATGGTGGCCGTGCTGCCAGAGGACGATCTCACCGCCCGCGCCTGTGCCCACTACAACGCCCTGCAGGAAGACAGGGAGCGCTGGGACCGCCTCCCAGCCACGCCGGAGAGTGCCCCGGACTTCCTCAGACGCATCACCGTCAACATGCTCAGGCATCGCTACAGCTCGTATGAGCGACGGCTGGCGGAGGTGTACGGCAAGGTGGGCGTGCGCGAGGCGTACGACGCGATCAACCGGAAGGTCTACGCGGCGATCGCGGCAGCATACCCCGCGTTGGCTGAGGAAAGTGCGGCGCAGCTCGTGCGCAAGAGGGCGCAGCGGTGATCTCGTGGACTTCAAATATCCATTATGATACCCTTTTCCCATGAAACCATTTGCCCCCAAACCCGGTCCCGTCCCGCACGGCTACGTGGACATCCACATCGACCTCCCTCGCCCCCTGCGCGACTGGGCGAAGCGCCAGCCCGAAGGCGTCTTGGCGCTGGCGCGGCGCCGGCGTGCGGCGGCGCCGCGGCGCAGGGCGCGCCGGCGCACGGACGCGCCGGCCCTTGACACGGCGCGCGGGGCGGGGCATGCTCCTGCAGGTTCGCTTTGAAAAACAATCAATCTTTTTCAAACGGTGCGCGATGTCCCGTGGTGGCAAACGCCCAGGAGCCGGGCGCAAACAAGGCATTCCGAATCGCATGACGGTGACGACCCGCGAGGCGCTCTGGGCCTATATCGAGAGTCAAACGACCCTCGAACAGGATGCCAATCCCTTTCGGCGGCTCGTGAGTCGCATGCTGCACACCATGGACGAACAGATCGAAGTGCGCTGTGCCGTGGAATTGGCCGATCGTCTCTTGCCCAAGCTCAAAGCCGTGGAGCACACCGGCAAGGATGGCGGACCGCTCGAAGTCACCGGCCTGGCAGGTCTCCTCACCCACGCGAGACGTGGCAGCGATGCCCAGGACTAAGCCCCAGCGAACGCCGTCGCCTCTCGACGCCTATCTCGAACTCCGCATGCTCTGGCGTGAGGCGCCCCTCCTCTACGTGCGGCAGCGCTTTGGTGTCGAACCCTCCTGGCAACAGCGGCAGATTCTCGATGCCATCCTGCCGCCAGGCGCGAAGGTGTCGGTACGCTCCGGGCATCTGACCGGCAAGTCGAGCAGTGCCTCGTGGATCATCTACTGGTTCCTCGAAACCCACGACTTTGCCAAAATCCCCTGCACGGCGCCCACCGCGCATCAGCTCGCCGACGTGCTCTGGGGCGAGCTGCGCAAGTGGCAGCGTGCCGCGGACGACGCCAGCGCGCGCCGTGGCGATCCGCCGTATCTGTGGCTCTCCCACCTCTTTACGCTCAAGATGGAGAGCCTCTATGATCCTGGCGCACGGGATTGGGCCGCCCTCGCCCGCACCGCCCGTCCCGAAAACCCCGACGCCCTGCAGGGCTTTCACGCTGAGCACCTGCTCTACGTCCTTGATGAAGCGTCGGGCATCCCTGAAACCATCTTCGAAGTGGCCGAGGGCGCGATCGCTGGCAAGCACAACCGCTTGCTCATGCTCGGCAACCCGACCAAAACCAGCGGCACCTTTTACCAGTCGCACCACAAAGACCGTGGCGCGTATACCACGATTCACTTACGCTCCTCCGAGAGTACCCTCCCGACCGCTGACCCGGACTACCGCGCCAGATTGGTCCGGAAGTGGGGCGAAGACTCGAACGTCGTGCGGGTGCGTGCCGACGGCGAGTTCCCCACGCAGGAAGATGATATCCTGATCGCGCTGGAACTCACCGAGCCCTGCACGACGCGCGAGAGGGTGGCCGGTGTCGGGCCGCGCAAGCTCGGGGTGGACGTGGCGCGGTTCGGTGCGGACCGGACCGCCATGGTGCTGCGTCACGGCCGCGTCGTCGACCACATCGCCGTCTACGCCCGGCAAGACACCATGGTGACGGTGGGCCGCGTCGTGTCCGTGCTGGAGGCCTGGCAGGTGGACGAAATCGACGTCGACGTGATCGGCCTGGGCGCGGGCGTGTATGATCGGTTGGCAGAGCTGCACGCGCAGGGGAAGATCACCGCGCGCGTCGTCGCCGTGAACGTCTCGAACGATCCGCCGGTCATGCCGCGCAAGGGGGAGCCCAGACCGCGCCGCATGCGTGACTACCTCTGGCTGGAGATGGCGCGCTGGTTGCGCGAGGACGAGCCGGTCTTTCGTGCGGACGCGCGCGAGGCCTGCGAGGACCTCGCGGGCGAACTCGCCAGCGTGCGCTACCGCCTGGACAGTGATGGGTGTATAGTGGTGGAGGACAAGGACGGCATGAAGAAACGTCTGGGCCATAGCCCGGATCTCGCCGATGGGCTTGGGTGCACGTTTGTCCCTGGCGAGACGGGAAGGCGTATCCGCGCCTGGTAAGGAGCCGCGCATGGCAGACACGAACGGCCACACCCTCACCCCCGACCCCGGCCTGCTGCGCCAGTTCGCCGCGGCCACGGCGCGCACGCTCAGAGAGGCCTTCGCCCCCTGGCAATGGCAGCCGCGCCGCAACCTGGCGCATATCCTGGGCTACAAGGCCGAACTCACCTACGCCGACTACAAGCAGTGCTACGAACGCCGTGACATCGCGCATCGCCTGGTCCGGGCCTACCCGGACGCGACGTGGAGCCAGCCGCCGACCGTGCAGGAAGACGATCAGGACGACGTGGAGACGCCATTCGAGCAGGCCTGGACGTCGCTCGTCATGCGTCTTGGCGTGTATGCCAAACTGGTGCGCACGGACGTGCTCGCGAACCTGGGTCAGTACAGCGTGCTCCTCATCGGCCTGCGTGGGCAGCCGGACCTGGCGGCGCCGGCCAGGCCGGTGCGCAGTCCGGACGACGTGCTGTTTTTGGCGCCCTACAGTGAGGAGTTCGCGGAGATTGAGGCTTTCGAGACCAACCCGACCTCGCCGCTCTTTGGCCATCCGTCCCTGTACAAGGTCACGTTCAACCGGAGCACCACGTCGTCGTCTCGCACGCTGCCGCGCACGGTGGGGTTCGTGCACGCCAGTCGCGTCATCCATGTGGCGGAAGACTGCCTCGATGACGACGTCTACGGGATTCCAGCGCTCAAGCCGGTGTTTGACCGCCTGGAGGATCTGCTCAAGGTGGTTGGAGGATCTGCGGAGTTCTTCTTTCGTGGGGCACAACGACTCATCGGCTTAGAGGGGCTCCCCGACTTCCAGTTGCAGCCCGCCGATGAAGAAGCCTTCAAGACGTCCATCGAGGAGTTTCAGCACCGCCTCAAAGATTACATCCGGGTCGAAGGCGCCACGATCAAGGAACTCAGTGGCCAGGCGGCGAGCCCGCGCGATCATTTCGACATCTTGATCGACCTGATCGCTGGAACCAGGGGCATTCCCAAGCGTATCCTCACCGGGAGCGAACGGGGGCAGCTCGCGTCCGAACAGGACGAGGAAGCGTGGTTACAACGGGTCAGCCGCCGACAGACGACGTTTGCGGAACACAGCATGCTCAGGCCGCTGATTGACCGGCTGCTGCTGCTGGGGGCGTTGCCTCAGCCGGCGCAGCCGTACAGCGTCGTCTGGGAGAATCTCTTCGCCCTTTCGTCGGCCAAACAAGCCGAGGTGGCCCAGCACGTGGCCACTGCACTCAATCAATACGCGCCAGGCATGGCAGAAACCGTCGTGCCGCCGGAAGAGTTCAGGAATGTATACTTAGGATTAAGTCCTGAGTCTGACTATACCCTCCCGGACGCGCTCCCGGATGACGAGGACCTCTAGTCTATGCCCCTCACCATCCTCGTCGCCGCCCGTCCTGCGCCGCGCTTCGTCGACACGCCGGCGCGGCAGCCCGCCTGGCGCCAGCTCCATGCCATTGCGGACGCCGCGTATCCGCAGCTCCGGACGCTCTGGGCCACCGTGTTTGCGGACTACAACGCGGCCCTCGACACGGCCGCCATGCGCGCCGCGCTGCGCCGCGGCAACCTCCTTGACGTCGAGCGCTTGGTGGCGCCGGCCTGGCGTGCGGTCAGTGACGCGGTGCGTCTGCCGCTCGAGCTGCTCTTGCGCGAGACGGCACGCGCCAGCGCAGAGGCGGTGCTGCCTCAGGCAGAAGCCACACTAGGAGCCGAGATCGCCGTGACGTTCGGCGTGGTGGTGCCTGAAGCACTCGCGGCCATAGACACCTACGCGGGCACCCAGATCCAGGGGATTGGCGAGACGACGTTGCGGAACGTACGCGCGGTGATCCGGAGCGGGTTCGAGCAGGGCCGCAGCATGACCCAGATGATGCGCGATCTCGCATCCTTCGTCGGCCTGACGCCGCGCCAGACGGAGGCCTTAGAGACGCTGCGCCAGCGCCTCCTCGACGCCGGCAAGACGCGGGCGCAGGCGCAGCAGGCCGTGGACCGGGCCGCCCGGCGGGCGCTGCAGCTGCGGGTGGAGAGCATTGCGAGAACGGAGAGCATCTGGGCGAGCCTCGAAGGCCAGGCCCAACTCTGGAACGAAGCCGCGCGGCAAGGGACGCTCGATCCGGCGCACTTCCTTCGCCACTGGCTGGTCACCCCGGACGACCGGCTCTGCACCGTCACCTGTGCGCCGATTCCTGGCATGAACCCGAATGGCGTGCGCCTCGACGAACCGTTTCAGACGCCGGTCGGGCCGGTGATGCATCCACCCGCACACCCGATGTGCCGGTGTGCCGTGAACGGGAGGGTAACCTAGTCAGTACCCCGGCCTGAAGGCCGGAGCTTCTCGCTGGCATCCTGCCAGCCGGGTTCCAGAGAACCCGACCGGAGAGACCCGCAAGCATAGGCGCACTGACAAGCGCCCGGGTGCCAGGGATTACCCCTGACACTTTCCAAAATTCGGGAAACGTTTTGATCTTTTACGCGAGGCAAACGTCTTGAGTGCTCGCAACCACCTAGATCAACTTGTCAAAGAGCCTGAACTGGTGCTCCCTTTCGGGAGTGTCTGTAGCTCAGAGACAGTATACCTAGTATTTTGTAACCTAAGCAAGCGGGATGTGCTTCGCAGAAGGAATTGGCGTCCCGCCAACAGGGAATTGCCCTGGCGGGCAACCTTTTTTCCCCTCCGCCCTGAAGGACGGAGCCCCCAAAAGGAGGTTTGGTGGACACTGAGCCCTATAATGAATACGAACTCCCTGCAAAACCCGACTATCCTGCCAGGGAAACGCTTACCATCTCGGATGTAACCGCGATGGAGAACGCGATGCGAGCCCAGGGTGTCGATGTGTTTCGCATCCGCCAGTCCTGCCATCCCGACGCTGGTGTTGATCTGTACTATCTAGGGGCCGGGAAAATGGCCATCAATTGCCATGATTGTGAAAGTCTGGTGACGCATCTGCATCTTGATCTAGGCTTAGGGAGGGCCTAATGCCTGAGCGCTCGGCGACCGCGCTGCTCGGCATTCTCCAGCGCCACGGCGTGACGCGTGAGGTCCTGGAAGTGTGGGTCCACTTTTGCGAAGCGCGCAAGACGGGCGTCGTCATGTACCATCATGTCAACGGGAAGGTGGAGATGGTCGAAGTGTCGCACAAAAGCCGGGTAAGCGATGCGGGAAACGGACTTGACAAAGACGTAACTTGCTGACGATACTGTAGCATCGATTGCTGGTGCGTCCAGCACCAAGCGGGCCAATCTACAGGAAGCCCCATGGAGAGAGGTGTCCCTCTCTGCTGTGGGGCTTTTTTTGTTGGAGCACGTGATGCCACGGGCGATACGACGCTTGACGATTGCGACGGCGCTCACTGTGCCGCCAGCGCGGTTGACACTCAATAACCGTGAGTATCTCACGGCTCCGGCAGTGTTAATTGTGGAAGGCGTCTTGAACGGTGCCTACATTCCCGGCAGCGAACTCGTTGCTCCAGACTGGAACAACGTGCCAGTCGTGCTGAATCACCCGCTCGATGCGCAGGGCGTACCCATGAGCGCGCGCACCCCCGAGGTCCTCGCGGCGTCGGGCGTCGGGCATCTCTACCATGCCCGTCTCGGGACTGGCCAGCGTCAGGGGCATACGGTCACGAGCTTGCAGGCGGAACTCTGGCTGGACGTCGCCCAGGTGCTCTCTGTCGGCGGCGAAGCCACCCAGGCACTGAACATGCTGGAGGCACAAGAGCCCCTCGAGCTCTCCACCGGCTTTTACTCGTATGCCGAAGAGACGCCTGGCACCTTTTACGGTGTGCCCTACAGCGAGGTGCACCATGATCTCAGGCCCGATCATCTCGCCCTCTTACCCAACGGCATTGGCGCCTGCGACTGGCAGAGCGGCTGCGGCTCGCCGCGCCTCAACCAGCAGTGCACCTGCCATCAGGAGACGCCTATGGACCATGTCACGGCGCGCGGCTGGCGCGGGTTTGTGCACACGCTGAAAACCTTTGTGCAGCAGGAAGAGGACGGGAGAGAGCCGCATGCACCAGTGGTGTTCGTCAATGGCTACTACGTGGGTGATGGCGAAAGCGCCCAGGTGTGCGCGCTGGCGCGGCAACTGCCGACACCACCGCTCCGGACAAACCAGACTGACGCTGATATTCGGGAAAGTCTGTACGGAGCACTGGCGCGGGAGATGGCCGTTGACTTCACGCCGATCTTCATCGATGCGGTCGACGTGGCCAATCACACCTTCACCTACCGCCAGGGCGAGCGCTTGCTGCAACGGTCTTGGACCGAGACGGACGGCCAGATTGCCCTCACCGAGGGCGCCACGGACGTGCAGCGCTCTACCACGTATACGCCGGTGACCCAGG